TTGACTATCAAAATTAATCAAGTATCATAGGCTTTATGTTGAGTAAGGGGTTACCCTCAGTGACATAAAGAAAGTCCCTAGAATCGAATATATGGGACACTGATAACATAATAAAGGATAACTATTAGAGGTATATACATATGAAATTTACAAAACAATATAACTTGCTGTCTGTCGGAAGCAATGCAAAAATCAAAAAGCCGGATACCGGTGAAGAGTACATAATAGCCGGACTATCGTTAATGCCGTCCAATTGGGTCGAAGGTATTAATGTCTGTCCGATGTCCGACTTAGCAGGATGCAAGAAGCCGTGCTTAGTCTCAGCGGGACGCGGTAATATGCCGACAGTGGTGAATGCTCGTACTCGAAAGACTGAGTTATACAGGGACGACCGTTCAACATTCTTTGCAATGCTAAGAGGTGATATTCACGCCTTCATTTACGATTGTAAGAAGCGGGATGTAAAACCGGCAATTAGATTAAATGTGATTAGTGATATCAATTACAGAAAAATTATTGAAGACTTTCCGGAAGTGACTTTTTACGACTATACAAAAAATATCAAATGGCATAAGAAGGACGCACCGGCTAACTATCATTTGACATTTAGTTACTCGGAAGCTAACCCTAAGTATATGAAGTTATTCGAGCCTGTATGGAAGACTAACTATAATGTCGCTGTAGTCTTTAAGGGTAAGACCCTGCCTAAGACTTTTAAGGGTCGTAAGGTCATTAATGGTGACTTGACCGACCATAGGTTTTTAGACCCTAAAGGCGTGGTCGTAGGTCTTACGGCTAAGGGTAAAGCTAAGAAGGACGACAGCGGGTTCGTTATAGACCTATTGACTATCTAATCTAATAGGCGTATCGTATGCACTTAATTACATTGTCAAATGTTGTCACCGGTGACAACTTCTGACAAACTTTTAATATCACCGGCATAGGAAAAATAACACTATGGAAAAAACAAAAGTAAGAAGGCTGTATAGGGACAGTGCAACCCCTAAAAATAAGTTCTATCACTTCAATGTATTAGGATTTAAGTTTAGAATAAAAACCTACAAGCGTGTTTCATTTGATAGGTACGGCGTATTTTATGATAATATGGGACTCGGTCTCAATTATAAGAAGCGTTATTACAAACTATATAGGAGTTAAAAATTATGGGTCACTTGTAAAAACTATGGGCTCTCTTAAGCAGAGTCCATACTCTTTACAATAGAGAAGACTAGGAGGTCTTATGAAAATATATGATGTAACTATAGACGTAACGTCTACAATGCACCTTGAAGTACACGCTGAAACAAGGGAAGAAGCAGAAGAAATAGCCCATAGAATGGCTTATGAAGATACTTGGAGCACTGATGCTATTTTTGGAAGTAGTGAAATAGTCGATGTAGAGCAGACTCATAACATTGATAATGATGGTAATATAGAGGAGTATGTCGACAATGAGTAAAACAGTATCAGTACAAAAAGCGTGGGGTGACGGTGAAGTTGACCTCACGCTCGAGGAATTCCAAAACAAATTCCAAGAAAATCACCAACTATATCTATTAGTTGACTATGAAGAACTAGATTCTATGACAAAATACCTTGACAGAATCAAAGGAATGATAGATAATCTAGCTACTCGGAAGTTTGATATACTTTACGAGAGACAACAAAATAAACCAAAAGACTAGGAGGTCTTATGACACAGGAAGAAATGACAGTAAAACGCGAGGATTTATATAAATCTTGGGGATATGAGATAAAAAAGCTACCCTTTGGAGCCCATATGTGGCTCGAACCGGAGAAAAACACAAGGCAGAACCCATATTCTGGGGTCATTGTCGAGATGAATCCGGTAGAACTGGCTATTTATGACCATACGATGCAGTCTTATCACGAGCACATCGAGTTAGGCACTATGGGTGACTATAAAGAAGCCAGAAAACTATATAAAGACTTCAACAAGGGCAAGAATTGGTTCATTGAGAACAATATCAGAGCCTATATGGACTTAATTGACTAGGAGATATTATGGAAATAAGCGTATATGCAAGCGATGTTAAGGATTTAGACGAAGAACTCGACAGAAAATTCAATATAAAACAAGAGTATGGAGACTTAATCTTTAGAAAAGATGGGAGATTGCACCCACAGGCAGATTATCTGGCTCTAGGTGGCTATTTTGTTGAGCCCGAGAGTTATTTAGGTATAATACAGGACTTACAACAGCAAATTCTGTGGCTTCAGGAAGAACAGAGAGCACAAGAGCATTATATTAAAGAGTTACAGGGTAAAGACGAGAAAATTAAAGAACTTATAGAAATAATAGAGGAGTTAGTAAATGCACAAGAAACCACTGATAAGTAGACTATCTAAAATCTACAAAGAGCAACAATATTCCTACTTTGTGCTAGATGGCACAACAGGTGAGACAATTATTTCTGGTCTCACAGAGATTGATGCTAGGATACACTCAATGAAGAATGATGACTGGTCTATAGGTCGTGAAGACATTGTTGACACCAGTGTCACGATTCCAGTGTCATCTTTCAATGACGCAGGTGTTGAGATTACTTATGCGAACAAGGACATACTTACTGAGGAGGATTTTGATGAGATGTAAATGTTGTGATGCTCTACTCAGTGAGTGGGAGTGTAAAGCTAAAGAACCTACAGATAAGACAAAATATTTAGACTTATGTTCTGTCTGTAGATACCATTCCAATCCTTATTCTTATTTAGATGATGATGAGGTACTAAAAAAAGAAGATATTACTATTGACTCTAGTTGAGAAATAGTTTAAAATATTACTATAGATTCAATTAAAGTATTAATCATAATGATTATCACTTTAGTTGAGTCTAAAGTAGTTTGGCTGTTGTGACTTCGAGTCCTGTCACAGCAGTCTTTTTTTTCTAGGACTCGGAGATAAAAACTATGATAACTAAAGGTATAGCAAAGTACGTCTATCTAGACAGTACAGAAAAATTCAATGGTGAGGATACTGGTAAGTACACACTTACTGTCGCTGTTGATGACAAGGAAGCCAAAGCACTAGAGAAAGTTGGTGTTAAGGTTCGCACTATCAAAACTGAGGATGGAGGGTCTTACAGAGCACGCAAGTTCTCTACCAAGTACCCATTATCTTTTGATATGGTGAAGACTGACGAAGGTGAAGCAATCGGTCACGATTTCGGAGCAGAGAGCTCAGTACAGGTACTATGGAAAGCGGGACAAGAACATCCTCAACACGGAGTGGCTACCTACTTGACAGCCATTAAGGTGTCTAACCGTACCGAAGGGTACAAATCTGCTGACGAAGAAACGAATGAGTTCTTCGCCTAACCCCTCTACTTTTGTAGAGCATAAGCCCTGCCCTGCCTGTAGAGATACAGGTGGGGACAGAGCAGGTGATAACTTGGCTATCTATTCTGATGGTCACGGTTATTGTAACGCCTGTGGTCACTACCAAAATGGTGACACTGGTGTCAACAATTATATAGAGGAGAAAATGCCTATGCAAACAATAACACCGAGAGGTGTATCTAATGCGTCAATTAAAGAGAGACGCATATCATCCAACATCACATCTAAGTTTGGTGTGACTGTGAGTTACGACAAGAAAGGTCAGATAGAGAAACATTACTATCCATACTACGACTCTAACGAGAGCAACAGGCTTCTCGGATATAAAGAGAGAACTGTCGCAACCAAAGAGTTTCAAATAATAGGTACGAACAAAGGCTCTGGTCTGTTCGGACAAAATGCTAATCGCTCCGGTGGTAAGTATCTAACTATCTGTGAGGGTGAAATTGATGCCCTCTCGATTTCGGAAATGTTCGATGGCAAGTGGCAGGTGGTCTCTCTTAAGAACGGAGCATCGTCAGCATCACGAGATATCAAAGACAATCTAGAATACATCGAGTCGTTTGATAATGTAGTGCTGTGCTTTGACCAAGACCAAGCAGGATTTGACGCGGTGAAAGCCTGTCAAGATATTGTATCTGTTGGTAAGCTGAAGGTGTGCAAGCTACCTATGAAGGACGCTAGTGATATGCTAGTGAACGGAAAGGTCAAGGAGTTCACCAATGCTTGGTGGTCTGCTGAGCCTTACACCCCCGCAGGTATCATCAGAGGTAAGGATACTTGGGAACATCTACTTAAGGATGAGAACCTACTTACTGTCGACTATCCGTGGCAAGGTCTTAACACCTTGACTTATGGATTCAGAGCGAAAGAGTTAGTTACTATCACCAGTGGTTCGGGTATGGGTAAGACCAGTGTCGTCAAGGAACTAGAGTCTTACATACTTAACAACACTGATGATAACCTAGCTATCATTCACTTGGAAGAATCCATCGAGCGTACTGTTAAAGGCTTGATGTCTATCGAAGCTAATGCTCCTATCCATATACCTCAGTACGAAAGAGAGCTGAGTGATTCGGATAAGAAAGCACTGTGGAAGAAGTCAGTTGGTGACAAGAATGTGTTCTTCTATGACCACTTCGGTAGTATGTCAGAGGACTCACTACTTAATGTCATTAGAACCTATGCTAAATCCTATGATTGTCAGTGGATTGTATTGGACCACTTGTCTATCGTAGTCAGTGACCAAGACGGCATACTTGATGAGCGTAAGGCGATTGATGCCATTATGACCAAGCTAAGAAAGATAGTACAGGAGACTGGCGTAGGCTTATTCCTTATATCTCATCTCAGGCGACCACAAGGTAAGGCTCACGAAGAAGGTGGACAGGTGAGCCTCTCAGAGCTTCGAGGTTCCGCAGCAATTGCTCAGTTATCTGACATTGTTATAGGCTTAGAGCGCAATCAACAGGACGATGACCCTATCATTCGCAATCAAACTACACTGCGTGTAATAAAGAATAGGTTCTCTGGTTTAACTGGTAAGGCTTGTAGGTTACAGTATGATAGTAATACAGGTAGATTGACGGAGGTTAATGATGAAGCAGACAGCTTTTTTTGATATAGAAACTGATGGTCTCCAAGCTACTCGAGTACACTGCATCTGTGCAATGCTTGATAACGAGGAGCCTACTGTTTACAATTTTATAGGAGGAGAAGCCAATGGACTTTTTCGAAAATGGTTGGCATCAGAGAATGTCGACACTCTTGTGGGACACAACATTATTAATTTTGATGTTCCTATTTTGCGTAGGCTTACTGGGATGGATTGGGCTTTTAATTTACGGGACACTCTCGTTCTTTCTAGACTACATAACCCTAGCCTTGACGGCGGTCACAGTTTAAGGTCTTGGGGTGAGAGACTAGGTAATTATAAGGACGACTATCAAGGTGGTTGGGAAGAGTATAACCACGATATGTTAACTTACTGCCAACAGGATGTGCGGGTAACTAAGGCTTTGTATCACCATCTTGTCACCGGTGACAAAGATTCACTAGCAGTAGAGATAGAACATAAGACTGCCGACATCATCAGAGAGCAGACCGACAACGGTATGATACTCAATGAGGAGCGTGCTTATGAACTACTAGCTGAGATGAAGGAGAAGGTACTAGACATAGAGGACGAGGTACACAAGAGATTTGAACCTCTGCCTGTGTGGGTAGACTTACCACATCCTAAAGAGAAGACACACAACAAGGATGGTAGTATCTCTAAGAGGTATCAAGCTCAGTTAGATAAGGGCTCACACTTCGAAGATGATAAGTGGGGATACTTTGAGTACCCAGAGTTCAATCTTGGGTCTCGACAACAGATAGCTAAGTACCTCCAGCACTTCGGCTGGAAACCTAAATCATTTACTGAGAAAGGTAACGTGATTGTAGATGAGAAGGTACTTAAGACTGTTAAGATACCCGAAGCACAATTGATTGTGGATTACCTCACACTCACCAAGCGTATAGCTATGGTTAAGAGTTGGGTTGAAGCTATCAATGAAGACACTGGTAGAGTACACGGTAGGGTTAATCCTTGCGGTGCTATTACTGGTAGGATGACACACTCTAAACCCAACTGTGCCCAAGTCCCTGCGACTAAGCACGCTAAAGATGGAAGTATCTTATGGGGTTTCGAGGGTGGTTATGGTGCTGACTGTCGTGAACTGTGGGCTGTCCCTAATGGGTACAGTTTAGTAGGTTGTGACGCTAGTGGATTAGAGTTGAGAATGCTCGCCCACTATATGAATGATGAAGCATACACCAATGAGATACTTAACGGTGATATACACAGTGCTAATCAGAAGTCAGCAGGACTACAGACTAGAGACCAAGCCAAGACTTTTATATATGCATTCCTATACGGAGCAGGCGATGGTAAAATTGGTGAGGTAGCAGGAGGTGGTCCAAAGCGTGGTCGTATACTTAAGAAGAACTTTCTTGATAATACTCCCGCGTTGAAACACTTGCGTAGTAAGGTTGCAGACTCCAGTAAGAAGGGGTGGGTAACAGGACTAGATGGTAGGAAGCTACACATACGCTCAGAACATTCAGCACTTAACACTCTATTACAGAGTGCGGGTGCGGTTGTTATGAAGAAAGCGTTGGTGTTGCTAGATACATATGCTAAACAATACAAGATAGATTATAAGTTTGTGTTAAATGTGCACGATGAGTTTCAGTGTGAGGTCAGAGATGACCAAGCTGATTTCTTCGGTGGTCTAGCGGTAGGAGCTATCATCAAAGCAGGTAAATCTTTTAACTTAAACTGTCCACTGGACGGTGAATATAAGGTAGGTAAAACGTGGCAACAGACACACTAAGAACCTGCAAAGATTGTAATCTTACTGCAAACACTGAGGAAGAATTAAATCTATTTGTAAAATGTGATAGACACGCTCACGGCAGAAGAAACTTATGCTACAAGTGTGAGAACAAAAGAGAGAATGCTTGGCGAGCTAAAAATGGCGAGTCTATATTGCGTAAAAGAAGAAAGCATTACGCAGAAAAAGTATATAATACAACCTATGAAAAATACCAAGAAAGAATGGCGAGCAGTGACAAGTGTGAAGTGTGTGGTAGCAAAGATAAACTTTGTTATGACCACGACCACCAGAATATGCAGTTCAGGGGTGTACTATGTAACAAGTGTAATAGGTCTATAGGTATCTTAGGTGATACAGTAGAATCAATACAGAAAGTTTTATTTTATTTAACCAAGGAGAAAGTACAATGAGTACAGATACTCTAGTAAGCGACATATATCGTATGATTGACACCAAGGATATTCCAGAAGGTGTGCCTGTCGAACAAGTAATAAATGACTTCGGTGAGAATGTGAAGCAGATATTACGAAACAATATCACAGAGAGTAAGTTTGATAGACGTAAACTTAGGATGTCTAACATCGGTAAGAAGGATAGACAGTTGTGGTATTCTTATAATGGATACAAAGGTGAGGAGCTTATGCCCCACACTAGAATCAAGTTTCTTTATGGTCACTTGATTGAAGAAATGATATTAGCACTTACTAAACTCTCTGGTCACGATGTGACACACGAACAGAAGAGAGTAGAGGTGAAAGGTATCAAAGGTTCTATGGACTGTAAGATAGATGGTGTATTGACAGATGTTAAGTCAGCATCACCTTATGGTTTTAAGAAGTTCAAGGATGGCTCACTCATTAATGATGACCCCTTCGGATACATAGACCAAATCAAAGGCTATGCTCACGCAGAGAATACCACAGATGTAGGTTGGTTAGTAATGGATAAGACTAACGGACATCTAACATACCTCAAGTATGATATGGCTGATGAATCTCAATGGTACTGGACTAAGTTAAACTTCTTCTCAATAGTAGAACGCATTAAGAATATTAAAAAGATAGTTAAACTAGGCAAGCCACCTAAGAGATGTTATGAACCAATCCCTGATGGAAAGTCAGGTAATATGAAGTTACCTGTAGGCTGTAGCTACTGTGCGTATAAGCACGAGTGTTGGGGTGAAGACCTTAGAACTTTCTTATACTCTAATGGACCTCGCTACTTAGTTAAAGTCGAGAACTTACCTAATGTTATAGAGGTGGATAAAGATGGCAACAAAGTTTCGGTCTAAGTTAGAGAAGGAATGTTCCTTAGAACTAGGAAAGGAATGGAAGTATGAGCCCTGTAGGATAGCCTATACGATACGAAAGAACTACACCCCAGACTTTGTTAAGGGCAAGTATCATATTGAGGTTAAAGGGTTCTTCAGGAGTGGGGACAGACAGAAGTATAAATCTATTGCTGAACAGATGAAGTTTGAAGGCAAGGAATTAATCTTCTTGATGCCCCGCCCCGATTCTAAGGTGGCTAAAGGGAACAAGATTACTTACACTCAGTGGTGTGCTAAGTATGACATTAAAATATTTTCCACTAAACAAATAAAGGAGCTTAAAGAATGGACGAAGATAACATAAATCCTAACCATTACAAGCAGGGTAACATTGAGGTTATAGATTTTATATTAGACCAAAATATGGATTACCTAACCGCGTCTGTTACGAAATACATATGCAGATGGAGGTACAAGAATGGAGTAGAAGACCTAAAGAAAGCTCAATGGTTCTTAAAGAAACTCATAGAACACGAGGGAGGACAGTATGGCTCTAACATTAAATGAATTAAAAGAGCGTATAGTTCAGGAAGCAATAGACCCTTGTACTTTGTGTGAGGTATTAGATATAACAACGGAAGATATCTTACACGAGTTCGAGGATAAACTGATAGATAAACGAGAGGAGTTTGACGATGTTGACAATACCGACTGAGAACTTTGTACTGCTACAGTCAGCGTTAATTATAATAGGGGCATTCTTATTATGGAGACACGGTACTAAATGCTATGACAAAGGGATAACTGATGCTGTTCAGATGCACAGAAACGGAAGACTAAAATATAATACTTACTTAGATGACAATGGAGAGAAGATGCTTAACATTGAAATCGACCCAATGGATGAGGAGGAATAGTGAACCAATTACCAAATGATTACCAAAACTTTATAGCACTTAGCAGGTACGCACGATGGCTACCTGAGAAGAAGCGGAGAGAGACTTGGAAAGAAACCGTTGCTCGTTACTTTGACTTTATGGAGGGTCATCTTAAAGAGAATACAAACCAAGAGTTAGTACCTA